GCATTACATTTAGTTTCTATCTTAGATGAAGAGAAGATTGAATATGAAAAAGAATCGTTAAAGGATGTAGTTAATACATACTATCCTGACTTGAGAAAAATGCTGAATACTATTCAGATGTTTTCTAAGAAAGGTAAACTTGATTTAACCAAATCAACTGTAGTATCATCAGCATACCATAAACAAATAATCGATAATCTTAAAAGTAAACGTAACTGGAGAGAGCTGCGACAGATAATAGCTGATTCAGGAGTAAAAGATTTCGAAGAGTTATTTAAAAAGTTATATGACCAAAGTTCTGAATATGCTCCTGGAAAAGAGCATGAAATAGTTATTCTTATTAATGAATATAGTTATAAAGCAAATTTTAGAATAGATAAAGAAATTAACGTTATGGCGTTATTATCAGAAATTATTAATGTGTTAAATCAAAAACAAGTATTATGAATGATGTACAAACCCCTCAACCGCAACTAGATATTGATCTTAGTGCAACAACAGCAGTAACAACCGATTCTGAATCAAATGCTGCTAATATTTTTCAACAAGGATTTATTTTACGAAAAGTATCTAAATTTGTAGCTAATACAAGCGATGATGCTATTCTACCAATCCCTGTATTTTACGATCAAAGCTCAGGTAAGATTTTAGCTGATAGTATTCCAGAAAATTTACGAGAAGAATATAAAGATTTTCTGATTGAAAAAGGATAAGATAAATAATATCTTTGATTGGCTAAATCATCTTAGCTATCTTAAGACAGAGGTAGATCAGTTTTCGGATCAAGATTGGGATAAATTTAATTCCTATATGATACATAGATTTGTAAGTATGTATGGTCCCTATTCAAGTCTAGTCAATGAACTTCAGCTACTTAATCCCCTTGATAAGAAAGCTGTCTACCTTTGTTATAAGAATATACTTCCTAAAAAGAAAATGTTTTTTAAGTATATTAAATCTAAAGTTAAACAACCTAATAAAGAGTTAGTAGATACTTTAACTAACTATTATAAGTTTAGTGAAAGAGAAGTTAAAGAAGTATTGACTTTTTTAGATAAAGATGTACTAGTAGAAATATTACAAAGTGTAGGTAAAGAAGATAAAGAAATTAAAAAAGTTTTGAATGAAAAATAATCCTTATAAGCAAATATCTCAAATAACCGACCAGCTACATACATTAGCTGAAAATAAACAACATAATAGTTGGAAGGCGTGGCGATTAAATCGTAAATTAAAAAAGAATTTAAATTTAATCAAAGAAGATTATACAGTAAATAAATTAATTCATGGCAAGTAAAATAACAGAAGAAATTTACCAAGATCTTCAAGAGCGTAACGAAAGAGGATTAAACAAATATGGTCATTATTTAGATGATAATAATTATCAGGATATGCTACAGCATGCATATGAAGAAGCTCTTGATCTAACTCAATACCTAAAGAAAGAAATTAACAATCATAGTACAATTCAGGAATTGATTAAAACAAATCCAACTAATGCTAAATTAGGTCAGTTAGTTAGAGAGATTTTTACAAAGTAATGGCAAAGAAAGTTCCAAAGATAGTAAAAGAAATTAGAGAGACTGAAGATATTAAGATAGATTATTCCTATCAAAAGAACATATCATACTCTCAATTATCTATGTTTCATCAATGTCCTCGTAAGTGGTCTTTGATGTACAAAGATGGTCACAAGATGTATGAACCAAGCATACACTTTGTCTTTGGTACAGCTATGCATGAGGTAATACAAGAATGGTTAGACCAAATGTATAGTGTTAGCATTAAATCTGCCAATGAATTACCTTTAGAAGATATGCTTAAAGAGAAGATGAAAACAGAGTATATGACTGCTCTGAAAAAGAATAGTAATAAGCATTTCTCATCACCGGGTGACTTAACTGAATTCTATAATGATGGAGTAAAAATATTAAACTTCTTAGTTAAGAAACGTAAAGACTACTTTGGTAAGAAAGGAGTTCATTTAGTAGGTTGCGAAGTTCCTATTAATGTCTCAATGAGAAAGTATATTAATAATCCTAATTTAATTTTTAAAGGGTATATTGATGTTCTTATCTTTGATGAATGGGATGATACATTTAAGATTATAGATTTAAAAACTTCTACTAGAGGATGGAATAAAGATAAAAAGAAAGATAACATAGCTAAGTCTCAGTTACTTCTATATAAACAATTCTTATCTACTACATATGATATACCATTAGAAAGTATTAAAGTAGAATATCTTATCTTAAAGAGAAAGATTTATGAGGAAGGAGAGTTTCTTGAAAAGTCTATTCAAAGATTCGAACCATCAGATGGAAAGGTATCAATCAATCGATCAAATAAATTATTAAAAGAATTCTTAGAGGAATGTTTTGATAAAGATGGTCACAAAGATAAAACACATCGAGCTAATCCAACAGCATTTGGTTGTAAATTTTGTCCGTTTTCCGGAAATAAGGATTTATGTGAATGGGGAATCTCATAAGAGGATTTAGGTGATATTTATATGTAAATATATTTAAAGTCATGAGTACAAACAGAGATAGAGTTTTAACAACCGTAAGGATTGATCCTCAATTATTCGAGGATTTTAAAGTAGAATGTGTAAGAAGAAAATTCACATTCCAGAAATTAGCTGAAAGAGCTATTCATCTTTATTTAAATGATGAAGAGTTCAGAAGAAACGTTCACAATCACAATATTTAAGTTTTAAATGAAAACAGTAAGTTATAAACCAAGATCAGAAAGAAAGAAAATCTTATTGATCAGTGACGATATTCGTACACATTCAGGAGTAGGTAATGTAGCAAAAGATATAGTTGTTCACACATCTGAATATTTTGATTGGGTTAATATAGCAGGAGCAGTTAATCATCCAGATAAAGGTAAAAAAATTGATGTTAGCCAAGCATTCGAAAATGAATTAGGATTAAAGGATATTTACTGCATGATTTATCCTGTAGATGGTTACGGTAATCCACAATTAATTAGACAAATTATTAAGGAGGAACAACCTGATGCAATCATGTTTATTACTGATCCTAGATATTTTACCTGGCTATTTAATATGGAAAGGGAATTAAGAAAGGAGATTCCTTTTATTTACTTGAATATATGGGATGACTGGCCAGCACCACAATATAATGAAGCATTTTATGAATCATGTGATGGACTATTTGCAATATCAAAACAAACTAAATTAATTAATGAAATAGTTTTAGGAGATAATGTAAAAGATAAAGTATTAGAATATATTCCACATGGAGTAAATACTGAGTTATTTTATCCAAAATCCGAAACTGACGCTGATTATAAAGAATATACACAATTTAAAAATCAACTTCTAGGTCAAGAGTATGATTTTACTATGTTATTTAATTCTCGTAATATGAGAAGAAAACAAATACCAGATGCTATGGCAGCATTTAGATTGTTTTTAGATAAATTGCCAAAAGCTGAAGCTGAAAAATGTGCATTTGTATTACATACTGAATTAGTATCAAATCATGGAACAGATTTAGAAGCTGTAAGAGAATATCTGTTTGGAGAAAAATATGAAAATAATATTAAATTTTCTTTAAATAGATTGAATCCAAAGCATATGCATTGGCTTTATAATTTAGCTGATATTCAAATACAACTATCTTCAAATGAAGGATGGGTATTAGCATTAACTGAAGCATTATTATGTGGAACACCTTTTATTGCTACTGTAACAGGAGGTATGCAAGATCAAATGGGTTTTAAAGATAAAGAAGGTAAATGGTTTACACCAACAAAGGATTTACCATCTAATCATTATGGTACAATAAAAGAACATGGAGGATGGAGTTATCCTGTATATCCTTCTTCTATATCTTTACAAGGTTCTCCTCAAACACCATATATTTTTGACGATAGAATTAATATACGAGATGCTGCAGAAGCTATTATGTCTGCATATCAAAATCGAAAACAACTAAAAGAGATGGGCAAAAAAGGAAGAGAATGGGCAACTTCAGAAGAAGTTGGATTTACTTCTAATATTATGTCTAAACGAGTTATGAAAGGAATTGATAAAGTATTAGATAGTTTTGTACCAAGAGAAAATTATGAGGTAATCGATTCATTAGATTACGAACCTCAACGTTTACGTCACACATTAATTTATTAAAATGAATAAACCAAGTTTAATTATATCCTGCCCTATCGATACTTATAGTGGTTATGGAGCAAGAGCAAGAGATTTAGTAAAAGCATTAATCAATTTAGATAAGTATGATGTAAAAATATTAGCACAAAGGTGGGGTCAAACTCCTGAATTCTTTCTAGAGGATAATGAAGAGTGGAGTTATCTACAAGAATATCTTATTCCTAATCTGAATTACAAACCTGATATTTGGGTACAACATTCAATACCTAACGAGTTTCAACCTATTGGGAAGTTTAATATTGGAGTAACAGCAGGAATTGAAACAACTGCATGTAAACCGGAATGGATACAAGGTCTTAATAGAATGAATTTAATTTTAGGATCATCTAAGCATACTATAGATGTTTTTAAAGCAATGGCTTTTGAGCAGGTAGATAAACGTACTAATCAAAAAGTAGGTGTAGTAAAAGCAGATACTGCTATGGAGGTTCTTTTTGAAGGAGTCGATACAGATGTATATAAAGTATCAAAATCAAACTTTAAATTAAATAATATTAAGGAAAATTTCTGCTTTTTATTTGTAGGCCATTGGATGCAAGGTAATTTAGGTCAAGATAGAAAAAATGTAGGTCTACTTGTAAAAGGATTTTTTGAGCTTTTTAAAGATAAAAAGAATCCTCCTGCATTAATTCTAAAAACATCTACAGGAGCATCTTCTATAATGGATAGAAAATCAATATTAAAAAAGATACATTTAATTAGAAAATCTGTTAATGCAAAAAAACTACCAAATATTTATGTAGTTCATGGAGACCTTACTAATGAAGAAATGAATAGCTTATACAATCATAAAAAAGTAAAAGCAATGGTTTCTCTAACTAAAGGTGAAGGGTTTGGTAGACCATTATTAGAATTTACTACAAGTAAAAAACCTGTTATTACAACCGGATGGTCAGGTCATGTT